ATTAGTAGAAGTTATTAGAGTTCTTTCTCTTGCTGATCCTGTGAATCCTGTTCCATTAGGATTAAAATGTAAAGTAATATCAGAGCCTACTTTTTTATGAGATATTATTAATGGAGATTTATCAGTAATTTGAGATGCTGATCCAAGTAAAAGATTTTCTCCTCCTGTACCTGTAGGCTTATATACTAAAATAATCATACATCCATAAGGAAGATGTAGCTTTTCATTAGCATCATTAAAAATTTGAAAATTTAATGTATTAGTACCTGTAAACTCTACAAAAGCCTTAGTATTATCAGAAATTCCATTATTATAAGTAGGTTCAAATTGAGGAAGTTGAGATGTTTGCTCTATAAATTCACTCATAATTCTAGTATTAATAGTAGCTCCTACTTGTTCTACAGCTGTAGTTCTACCTAATCTATTATATACTTTTGCAACTCTATTAGTAACTGAAAAAAAATTCATTAAACCTCTTTCAGTAAAATCTAAAGAAAATATTAAAGGATTAGTAGGAGTTTTATTATTTGAGCTTTTTAGATCATAACTTAATTGTAATATATCATCATAGTAATAAACTTCATACTCTACCATCCTAGAGAAAAGCTTTAATTTATCATAATAATCATCCTCCTCATCTCTGTAAAATATATGTTGTATATTAATATTTTCTACAAAACTATGAGGATAGCCATTATTATCAGTATATCCAGGAACATTAGCCAAGCCATCAGTAGAATTATCTATATAATGATCTAATACAATTCTAATTTTATTACTTATATCATCTACTTCTTTATAAGAATTAGAAATTGTTTGTATCATTACTCTGCAAAAAATTATATTTGCATTTTTATCTTTAGAAGTTTCATAATCTATAAAGCTATGATAAATAACAGCAGGATAATTTTTAGCTGAACTTATACTATATTTAGAATTTTGAGGCATTATTACAGGGAATACTCCTCCATTATTTAAATTAGAAATTTTATCTTTAAGTATTCTATGTATAGCTTTTCCTATCATTTAATTACTTGTTCTTTTATACATATCATGCTTCTCAATTATTGTTCTTTTCAGTTGATTATATTTATTACTTCCAAAAGTAATTACTTCAGGCATTAATACGAAATCATATAAATTATAAGCATCATTCATATTAATAGTACCTGCTCCCCTAGTATCAAAAGAGCTTATATCTGAATGTAAGCTTTCAAAATTAAAAAAGTACTCTTTAAAAGTAGTACTTGAATTATCCGACCAAGAGGCAAAAGTATCATTATCTCCATATATAGAAAAATCAGATGAAGTAATGAGCTGATACTCTCCTTCTAATAAAGAGTTATCACTTGCATTTCTTTTAAAACTAACAGCAAAGTAAAAAGGATCTTCAAAACTCAAATCAGGATTTATTCCAAAGATAGGCCATGATACTACTCCTGCAAAAAACCCAAATCCTCTATGAATCTCTCCCCCTGCTCCATCATCTTCTAAAGCCATTCCCCCTCCATTAAATTGAACAGCTCCTCCTGAAGCAGGATCTCCTATTACATTAGTAGTGAAAAATACTGAGCCTGTTGATTGAGTAGTAGAATTTCTTTTAAATAAAATAGATGCTGCTTTACTTGCTGAATAACTCCCAGGCATATTGACCACACAAAAAAAAGTTAATTCTTTATATTTTCTATTTAATCTATCTGAAGCTTTTGAAGATAATAAGTAATTATTTGTACTAAATTCTATGTAATTATTTCCATTGAATTTAGGGGGATTAGGAGTATCTTTTTTTAAAGTAGGTCTATTGGTACTTGAAACTCCTGAAGGATCATTAAAATTCTCATATATACCATCTAAAGTATTGCTCTCTATATTAGTATTATCAGAATCTAATACAGAGGGAGTAAATAGATAATTTATTCCCTGATTTATTGAGATAGGCTGTGTATATAAAGGATCATCTGTAGAGTTTACATTAGTAGCCATTAAATTCAAATCATCAAATTTTAAAAGGACATCTGAGCCTAGTAGAGTAATATCATCTACAAACATCATATCAAAATTTAAAGTATTTTTAAATAGTTCTAATTTATCATCATAGCTCTCTATACTATTATCAAACTCAAGATATTTTATTTGTAATCCTCCTACATATTGAGTATCTCCTGTACTTGCAGGAGCAAACCTCCCAAAAGCATTAGAGCCTTCATTAGTACCATATCCTATTGAATCAGAATCATTACTATTAAAATGATTATTGTATCTATGTAATTGATTTAAAATTAAAGTACTTACTTGATTAACTACAGCATAACTTTTATCTACTACCTGAAGCTCTATAGATACTCTATTATCTAAAGCTCTCATTTCTTTCACTCTATCAGGATCAGTAGTATCTATAGTATAAATAACAGCAGGGAGGCCTACATTTTGAGGAATGATATTAGGATATAAATTATCTCCTATTAATTCATATATATTAAATTGAGGATTATTTCCCTCAGCTCCAAATCCTGTCAAAATCCATTTTAAAGCTGTTCCTACCATTTAACAAATTTCTTTACTCCTTCTATTATTAATTTTCCTACTATGTTTTTAGTAGCTGAAAAAGCATCTGCTAAAAAAGGAGTACTTGTTTTAGTCATTCCCCCTCCTCTAGTTTTATGAGGATAAGTAGCCAAGTGAACATACCATCCTTTATTCTTATCTTTCTTTCTATATCTTGCTCCCACTCTTACTCCTGCTTTAGTTTTCCATCTTCCTACAGATTTTTTTAGTACTTTAGTTTCATCTATAGGAGAGCCTGATTTCATATGCTGTACCATAGGCTTAGAAGCTTGGAATACTATTTGATTTATCTTACTATTTGCTCTCCCAGGAGAAAGAGTATCTTTTATATGATCTAATCTTCTTACTAAATCTTTTAAATCTTTATCAGATATTTTTATATCTAAAGCCTTATTACTCATTATCTGTAAAATCACATCTTATTATAATTCCCTTTCCTCTCCCTAAAGATTCCATGCTTGATATATTCCAATACTTACTCTCATAAAGTACTTGTAAATGTTCTTCAGGAGAAATAGTAGCACTATCTATCTGTAAATCTGCATCATATCTTACTAAAAAATTTATTTTGCTTTCTGCTCTTATTGTATCATCTTCTGTTTTTTCATTTCCTTTAGTTCCTGTAGTTATTAATTTTGCCCAAACTTGTTTCAATAAAGATTTAGTTTTTATAATTTCTCCATACTCATTCTGAGTATTAGTATTATTATATATATAAATAGGAGTATCTAACTCTCCTGCTTTTAAACTTTCCATCTTAATAAGTTTTAAATCTATATGGATCTAATAAATACTCTGAAGCATTAGGAAGCCTTTTTACTGAATCCTCTCTCTTTTCATACATTGAGCCAATAATTAAAAGGATAGCTGTTTTAATAGCTTCAGGTACATCAGAGCCTGAAGTTCCATAACCTGCTTTAAATCTTATCTCAATAGCATCAGCTCTCTCTTTTAAAGTAGGCAAAGTAACTCCATCCTTAATCTCTACAAATCCTTTTTGATTATCAAATACATTTACTGAGTAATTAGTATTGCTCCAAGTTATTAAAGAATCTGTACTATCATAATACTTTATATGAGTTATTGAAATTAAAGGAGGATAAGGCATTACTATTTGATTTAAAGTACTTTTACCCACAAAACCTCCCCTTCTAATGAAACTCCCATCACTTAAAGCCTGTGAATAAAAATTACTTACATAAACATCATCCCAAGTTTCCATACTCATATTATATTCAGTTTCTAAAAATCTGCTATTACAATAATTTTCAGCTACTTGACAGGCTGCAATAATAAAAGAGCTTATTAATGTATCATCTACAGAATGAGTTACTCTTAAAAAACTTTTAGCTGTAGCTAAAGAAATTAAATCTGTATAAGTAGGAAGTGATCCCTGTAGTGTTAATTTTACCATTTTGAACTTTTATAAAATAAAAAAGGAGGAGGTACTACCCCCTCCCTTCTTACAAATTAATTACTAATTATTAAGCTGATAAAGATGTAAACTTAACAAAAGCAGCTCCTGAAGCTAATTTGAAATCATAGTACTGATTTACCATTAACCTTACAGCTCCATTACCTGAAGCAGAATAAGGATCTACTAAGATATTAGTAGGGCCAAACTGAGCAAAGTAAACTCTTGAGAAATCTCCAAACATACCATCTCCTGAAGTTCCAGCGATAGCTGTACATGAAGCAGAGAAATGAGCATCAAAGCCTAATACTTTTCCATCTACCATTAAAGGAGTAGTTGATGCTACCTGTGCAGCTTTTTGAATTAGAGAATATAATTCATAACTAATTATAAATCTATTATTTCCATCCAAACCATGATTATTAGCTACAGTTTGAACAGCCTCTAATAAATCAGAAGCTACATCTACTGAACCTGATTCAGTAAAAGTAAGTACTCCACCAGTTCCACATATACTACCAGGCCCAGCTGCTTCATCAGCTGTAGCAAACATATTAGTATCTATTTTTTTACCAATTTGTCTACCCATATCTCTCATGATAGCTGCTTCAGCTCCTGTTCCATTTTGGATTAGGATTTGATTTGATAAATCAGCAAAACCAGTAATTCTATTAGGCTGTAGAGTTACTTTACTAAAGTCATTACCTACATCAGATGCAGCAGCATTTTCTCCTGCCCATGTTGGAACATTTGCTCCTGTAATAGGAACAATAGTATCAGCAGCTAAAGTTCCTAAATTATTTAATCCTACTTTATCATAAAGAGAATCAGCTAAAAGGCCATCAGCAAAAGCATTTACTGAAGCAGGTTGAATAGCAGAGGTTCCCTGATCTATTACAGCTCTTTTTTCAGCTTTAGTCATGAAAGTTGGAATCCCTATACCACTCATAGAAGAGCGATTTTCATTCTCAGCTTCTTTGTGCATTTCAGCCTCTACTCCTGTAAGGCCTCCTTTTTGAATATCCTTTACAGCTTTGAATAAGCTCCAAGATTTCATTTCTTTATTAGCAGCTTCTTGATCAGTTTGAACAGACATATTAACAGCTATAGATTTATTTAGCTGCTCTTGTCTTTCAGCTATTGCAATTTTTTTATCTAAAGCTTTAATTTCTGTATCAAAACCCTCCCAAGTGTTGCTCTCATTTTTTGTTAAATCTCTATTTTCAGATTTAGCAGAATCCAATATAGCCTCCATAGTTTCAACTAATTCAGCTCTATTTTCTTTTAAGTTAATTGAGTTCATTTTGATTACGTATTTTTAAGTTTAATAAATTTTAATTTTTTATATAATAAATTCCTTTTAATTAGATCCTTTTCTTGTTTCTTGTTTTCTTGTTTTTCTTTCTGTGTTCTATAATTTAAAAAGCTTCTTTTACCTACTTCAGCATCAGGATAAGCAGGATAAGTAACTGGAGAAACATCTAAAAGCCTCCCTACTTTTTTAATAGTTCTAATAGTAGCTCCTTCTGAATCTTCATCCCATGAATCCTCCTCCACTATAAACCCAAAGCTACTCTGTGAAATATCTCCTCTCTCTAAGCTTACCATTAAATCCCTTCCATAACTTGTATCAGGAGCTGTAAAAGAATACTTTAATCCTCTCTTATCTACTGAAAGCTTTAAAGTTCCTGATGTAGTTCTTCCTAGTATATAATTAGGATCATGGTTAAATAAAGCTCTCACATCATTTTCTAAAACAGAATTAAAAGCTTCAGGATCTATTTTCTCTCTGAATCCTCCTAAATTCTCTGAAAGAGCTGCTCTCCCATCACTATCAACAAAAACTGAAGCATAGCCTACAACTTCCCTAGATTCTGTATTAGCTATTCTTATCTCTGAATTTAAAAAGTTTCTTCTCTCTAGGCCCTCTACATGAATCTTATTTCTTTTATATTTCTTTTTATTATCTTCTACTTCCTCCTCCTCATCATCATACATTTTACCATCTTCCTCATCTTCCTCCTCCTCATCTTTAATCTCCTCATCTTTATTCATAATCTTCATTATTTCCTCATGAGATTCAAAAGGCATAAATACTATCTCTCCATCTAAAGTATGCTCATGAGATCCACTTCCTCCCATCTCCTCTGCTACTTGTTCAGCTTCCTCTTTTGTAGTATATAAAGGCATTTCTATATCATCTGTGATCATAGTAGCCACTAAATCTCTTTTTACTTTTTTATATTTCATAATTAAATTATTTTTTTCTTCATTCATTTTTTCCTTTACTGGATGATTATTAGGAAGTAAATCAGTATCATGCTTTCCACTTCTAAACTTTCCTTTTTTCATAGCATATAAAAAAGAGTTTACTCTTGCATAGGCCCATTGTTCAGGAGATTTTACACTTGGCCTCACAGATTGAGGATTAGTTTTATAAGCTCCTATACCTCTCTCAAATACCTTTACTAATTTACTATAATTTACTTTAGCATTCCACCCCAAGCTCAAATCTTTTACTTCCTCATTATGATCCTTTACTTTATTCTCTAGGCCTTTTTTTACTTCTTTTGATACCTGCCTTTCCTCCTCTCTCTCTATTTGATTTAATTTTCTCTCACTCCAAGACCTCATACTCTCTCCTCCCCAAAGTAAATAGCTTATAGTTCCACAGGCCTTATCATCAGAAGGATTATAATACTCTTTAGCTCTACTTAAATAAGAGTAAACTCTCTTTAAAACAGATAACGAAAAAGGCCTCTTTGCTACTATATCTCTAGCTCTTTGCTTTCCTACATCAGTAGCGCATTTATTATTAACTTCCTCATTCAATCTTATCCCTCTCTTAGCATTGTTTACAGCTGACTGAGGATACCCTCCATAAGTATCAGCCATTATCTTCAGTATTATTATTACTACTACTAACCTCCCCCAAGTTCAAAGGTACAAAATAATTATCAGCTCCTGCATCCTCTATCTTATTCATATCCTCCATCTTTCTAATATCATTAGGAGATAAAGCTCCTATATTGAAAAGCTTTGTATAGTAATCAGCTCTACTATTTACATCTCCTCTTAATAGCTCTGTAGTTCTAAATTTACAAAAATGAGTACTTTGTTCTTTTGAACTCAATAGCTTTCTATTTAATTCCTGCTCCCAGTTTATTAAGTAAGGAGTAAGAGAATACTTTGCAAACTCCAAAGATTGCTGTTCTATATTAGAATAAGTACTCCTAGATAAATCTCCTATTAAGTGAGGAGGAACTCTAAAGATTCTAGCTATCTCAGCTACAGAGAAATTTCTACTCTCTACAAAAGCTGCATCTGCTAAAGGCATAGCTATAGGCTTGAATTTTGTACCATTCTCAAGAACAGCTGTAGAATGAGAATTATTAAGGCCTGAGTATCTATTCGCCCATGATTGCCTTAATCTGTTTGCTGCATCATCTGTCAATATTCCAGGATGCTCTAAAACTCCTGATAAATTAGCTCCTTTAAAGAAATTAGAGCCAAATTGTTGAGTAGCTAATCCAAAGCCTACAGCTTCCTTATTGCATTGTATAGGAGATTTACCTACTAAACCATTAAAAGAAAGGCCCACTATATGCAGAATCTCCATTGAGTTATAAGTTTCTTTATCTTTTGTTTTATAATAAAGCTCATTATCATCTCCTAGAACAGGAGTAATTTTTTCAGGATCTAAAATTTCTAAACCTATAGGCCTCCCTCCTCCATTCCTAGTAATTAAACAATAAGCATTTCCCCAAAGTAGAAGGCTGTTCATTAAAGTATTTCTCCAAGTAAAAGAAGTATATTTAGTATTAGGAGCTGTAGATAAAAGCTTATTCAAAGGATTTTTTTCATCTATTGACTTAGAGCCATCAGCTTCATTTCTATATACATTTAAAGGAAGGCTTGAAATAGTTTCAGATAATAACCTAACAGCAGCCCACACAGCAGGAAGTCCTATAGAATTATCTTCACTAACTCTCACTCCACTTGATGCAGTTCCTACTGAGCCAAGAGTAAAATTATTAGCACTTCTTTTCTCTGCTGATTTGAATATAAAATCTAGTAATCCCAAAGTAGATATTTAAGTTCTGTATTAACTTAACAAAGATAACAAAAAAAAAGAGAGAATTTCTCCCCCCTTTTTTATTATTTTGGAATAATTATTGTATTATCTAAAAAGCTCCATTTGTACCTTATTAGGATTCCATTCATAGTAATATAAAGTATAAAAAGTATTTCTATTAAATTTATCTTTAAATTGCTCTCTATGAAGTAGAGGAGTATTTTTTGTAATTATCATTTTATCCTCTTTATGCTGTACTTTAATATCTTTAAATTCATGCTTATAAGGAATACCTACAAGAGTTCTATTTTTTAATAAGGGAGATACTCTATATCCCTTAATGAGCTTTTTTAATTTGTATTGTATCATAGTTTTATTTATTAAGGATTATTTTTAAATATTTTTCTTTATGCTTATCAAAATCTTTTTGAGCTATTTCTGTAAAGGAGCAGCCTATATAATCCTCATTATGCTCTATATAAGGATTTATATTTAAATCTTCATACTTTTTTTCTACTTTACTCATAGCTAATCTATGAGCTAAGTATTCAGGATTAATTTCTATTTTCATATTATTTATAATTTATAGCATTAATAATTCCCTCTCTACTTATATCAAAATCTTTAGTAATTATTTTAGGCTCTTTCAAAAAACCTATATAATTATTTTCTCTTATATTTTTTAATTTATTTCTATGCTCTCTTTTTAATTTACTTACTTTACTTACAGCATTTTTTTTATTAGTAAATCCCTCTACTAAATAGCCATTTTCTAAAGTTTCATATTTTACTATATATACTTTCATCTTATTTCTGTTTTAAAAAGTTATCCTCTATAATATCAGATAATTCACATCTTAATTTTTCTGATAAATTAATTCCATTTAATTTAGGTAATCCTCCATTATAATTACACATATAATTTTTACCTTTATATTGTACTTTATACTCTGTATAAAATTCATACATTTTACTATTTATTATTTTCATCTTATTTCTGTTTTAAAAAAAGGAGGAGATTATCTCCCCTCCATATTATTGATTCTATTTAATTGTTTAGTAGCTCCTTTTTCTGTTCTGTATCTTTTACTAATTACATCTCCATTATTAGTTATTACTTGAAAATAGTTTCCGATTTTTGTTACTTTATTCATTTTGCTTTTTTTTAAGTTATTGTTTCGTTTTGTTATAACAAATATAGTTATATTTTGCTTATAAACAAGCTTAGAAGTAAAAAAAGATTGATTATTTTACTCCTACCTCTGTTAAATTTTTTAAAATTTTTTTATTTTTTTTTGCTTTTTAGGTATTTTATAAGAAAAATCTATATAAATATGAGGCCTCTACCTTCATAAATTGATTGATTTCCATCCTCTATATTATTAAGATATTCTGCTAAAGCACATACAAGAGCTACTACTCCATCTATTTTATTTGTACTTTTAGCTTTATTAGGCTTTATATTTCCTGCTGGATCTTCTGTTATATGAACATTATTAAACATCCATCTTAAAACAGGATTCCCTCCATGATTAATCTGTTTATTTAGTATAAGCTTTTCTAATAATTTAGTAGGAGCTGAAAGAGATACAAACCCCATTCCTATAGGATTCATTTTAGCTCCATCATTTATTAAGTTTACTACTATTTGAGAGGAGTTCCATCTATCAAAAGCACAGGATATTATATTATAATCCTCTGCTAATTCTTTGAATTTAGCCTCTATATAATTATAATCCTGAACATTTCCAGGAGTAGAGATTATATATTTTTGATTTACCCAAGTTAAATAATCTACTCCATCTCCTACTCCCTGAGCTTTTACTTTATCCTCAGGAACAAAAAAGAAAGGAAGTATATCAAAATTTTCATCCTCATCAGGGAAGATTAATACAAGAGCTGATATATCTCTTGTACTTGCTAAATCTAATCCTGCAAAGCAATCCCTTCCCTTTAATTTTTCAGGATCTATAGGAGATATATTAGCCATCATATAATCATCATCTGAAATCCATAAGCTCTCTGATCCTGTCCATATATTTAGATGAAGCCTTTTAAATGTATTTTGAAAGCTTGGAGTAAGCTCTGCTTTTTTAAATTGCTGTTTGAAATAATCTTCTTTTATTATTTTTCCATATCCAGGATTAGCTTTTTTCCATACTTCCTCATCTTTCCAATTATCCTCTACTTCTGCTCTGTACAATACAGGAAGAAAAGTAACATCTTTTATAATACCATCTCTTACTTTTGTAGCATATTCTGACATCTGAAAGCAAAGGCTTTGCTTATCATAGCCTGAAGTAGTTATAGCCATTATTAAAGGTTGCCTTCTTGCTCCTGTAGCTGTAGTACAAACCTCCCACAAATCAGAGCTTTTCTGAGTATGTAGCTCATCAAATATTAAAGTACTTATATTCATTCCATGAGCTGTATTAGATTCTGATGAGATAGCCTTATAAAATGATCCTGTACTTTCAATAGTAATAGCATTTCTAAACACCTTAGCTCTTTTATTTAGTTCAGGATTCTGTAAAACCATCTGCTTTGCTATAGAAAATACTATTGAAGCTTGACTACGATCAGCAGCAGCAGATATAATTTCTTGGCCTGGCTCTCCTGAGCAGAATAACTGATATAAAACTATAGCAGCACAGAGATTACTTTTACCATTTTTTCTAGGGATTTCTATGTAACAAGTTCTATATTTTCTATATCCATCCTCATCAACCCATCCAAAAAGAGGCTTTATAATTTGCTCCTTTTGAAACTCCTCTAATATAAAAGGCTTTCCTCCTAGCTCTCCCTTAGTATGAGTAAGGAATTTCTCTATAAAAGCTACAGCCTTATCAGCTCTTTTTTTATCGTATGTATATTTCATCCCTGACCTCTTGAAGCTTTTACATAATTATCAGAGCTTTTATTCTTACTTTGTTTTGTCTTAGCATGAATACCTTTCCTTTTTTTTTTCTTATTAGGAGTATATCTCCAAACATTTTTTTTATTAGCCATTTTTTAATATCTCATTAATTAAATAATACATTACATCAGAAGTCATACTATTACCAGCCTGTTTATAAAGTTGAGTATCAGATAATCCCTCCTCTTTACATTTGTAATAATAATCATCAGGGAAACCCTGTAATCTTAAGCACTCTAAAGGAGTTAATTTTCTTATTCTTCTTTCTTCTTTTATTATACTATCTAGCTGACTAGTAGTAATAGCATTAGATAGATTATCTTTTCTAGTTTCTAGCTGTTTCTCTATTTTATTATTATCTGTATATCTACCTCTTAAAGCAGCTCCTTTAATTTCTATAGCTTGAGCATTACCAGTATCTATACAATATGAAGTACCATCATCTTTACTCAAAGGCCCACTACCTCCCTTACCAGTTTTACTAGATCTAGGATATAAGCTATGTACTCTTATTAAATCATCAGCTCCCTGTCCTCCTACTTTTAAGCTGCTCATATTATCCTTATCAGGATCATGAAATTTAGCTCTAAATCCATTACCTTTTTTCTCATTTCTTTTATTGTAAATTTCTAATTTTTCTACAGCCTTATCACTTAGATAATACTTATCATCTACCTCCTTCTCTAAAATATCAGCTAATTTTTTTTGTAATTTAAAAGGCTTAGGCCATTTAAAATTATGATTATCTTCTCTAAATCCTACTATAAAAATCCTTTCTCTATTTTGAGGAATACCAAAATCTTTAGTATTTAATACTTTATGATATATATAATAATTTAATCCATCATCATAATTAGTAAAGCTATATTGTTTATTGACTACCTTTCCTAAACAATCTAAAATAACAGCTAGAGTTTTCCCTTTGTTATGAGATTTTAATCCTTTTACATTTTCTAAAATAAAGTATTTAGGCCTTTGAGCTTTTAAGTACTGGAGTAAGTCAAAAAATAATGTACCCCTAGTATCATCAAATCCTTTTCTTTTACCAGCCATACTAAAGGCTTGACATGGAAACCCAGCTACATATAAATCTACATAAGGAGTTTCTTTATGATTTCTAGTAGTAATATCATCATAAAAATTTTCAGTATTATGATTTGCTAGATAACTTTTCTTAGCATACTTATTATAATCACAAGCAAACATACTTTTAAAATTTATTCCTAAATTTTTTAAAGCTATTTCAGGAGATCCTATTCCTGAAAAATCTGTACCTACTTTAAGAGTTTTGTTTTGTTTTGTTTTCATAGTTAATCATTAAAAAAATTAAATTCATTGTCTTTTATTTCAAGCTTTGCAGGAGCTGATATTTTAGTTCTGCTGCTTGGAGTCAATCCAAAATGAGTAGCTATTTTCAAAGCCTGTTCAAGAGCCTGTTTTGAAATAGTTTGCATAGGTACTATTTGAGAATGTTTAGGTCGGCCCTCATCATCACGATATACCATTACTCTACCGACCCTCCTCAATTCCTGCTCTGCTTCAATATGTAAAGCCATTGAATTACTATAAGCCTCAATCAATTTTACATCAACCTCATACAACATCCCCAAATCATTCAGCTGATTTACTACTAGATTAAATTGCTCCTTACCAATTTCTGAAAGCCATTCAGGAGCAGCTGGTATTCCTGATACTTTTGCTACCTCCATAGGATTATCTAGCTCTCTAGATTTTCTTAGAGTACCTCTAGCCTTTTTTATTTCAGTTGGTATTTTTTTTCTTCCAGTCATTGTATATAATTTACACCCCCCCCTATGAAGTTATGGATAAAAAAACAGAAAAC